ATTTTCAGACTATTTGAAAAAGCCAGAGATCATGACAAATCCTGATCTAGTAGCTACTACTTACTCATTTGAATCAGCAATGTTCTTTTTTGATAAAAATAAATTATGGTCAATATGTGACCAAGGAGTTAATGATGCCTCAATCTTAGCTTTAACAAAAAGAATTAACGGTGGTACTCATGGTTTAGCTGATCGTTCTGAGAAAACTAAAAAATATTACGAATACGTTAAATAGGTAAATATAAGATGAAAACTTCACTACTAATCACACTATCATTGACAACAGCATTAGCATTCATAGGTACATATTTTATGCACCTAACAGCAGACAATATTGATCAGTTCCTAGCAGTAGGGTTGGTTATATTTGCTGATGGGTTCTTTGGTATATGGGCTGGGATAAAGAGAGAAGGGTTTAAAACTTGTAAAGCATTAAGTGTATTAAAGACATTTGGTTTCTGGACAGTAATGCTAGCAGCCATCTTATCAATAGAAAAAGGATTTACTGGAACATCATGGTTAAGTGAAACCATTATAGCACCTTTCTTGGTATTCCAGTTAATTTCTATCTTAAAGAATGCCTCAATGGTAGGTATAGTTAAAAATGAACTAGTAACACAGATACTAGATAGATTAGATAAACATAAAGGAGATAGAGATGTTACAGAATAAACAAAATTTATTATTAATTTTAGTAGTTGTATTAATTGGTTACAGTATATTTAATACCAACAGTATCCGAACAGATGTAAAAGGATACAAAGCCGAAATAGAATTACTACAAACTAAAGTAGATTCAGCCAAAGTAGTTAATAAACAAATCGATACTAAAATCGATTTAGTAAAAGAGAATGTAGTTTCTATTACAAAAGAAATACATCACATAGATAATACAATAACAATCGTAAAAAATCAAACAAATGAAAAAGCTAATAATGCTGGTAAGTTTTCTAATGTTGAGCTTGAGCAGTTTTTCGCAAGCAGATACAACAAAAGTCTTACTCCCAACTAAAATCGCTCGACAAGTTGCACAAGACCTTCTTAGGTATGATGGTTGCAAACAAGAATTAAAACTTACTCAAGAAAAGATTATCAAGTTAGAAGGAAGAGAAGTACAGAAAGATACTATTATCAAACTCTTAACTGATAAAGACGAGAACAATAAGTATATTATTCGTCAGAATGAACTTCAAATCGGACAGTACGAACACATGACCTACGATCTACAAAAAGAACTAAAAAAATCTAGGACAAAAACCTTCTTATACAAGGTAGGAACATTTGTAGGAATAGCATTAGCTCTATACCTTTATTAAAAGTAAGTTTGGCTCCCGCAGGGAGCCTTATTATATTTAGTCTATAAAATTTAAACATTAAGTTATGAAGATTTCACATGAATTGCCCTTAAGTCTATTCGAATATAGTTTAGACTGGAATGATTTTGAGTACTGTTTACCCCATTTATTAGACAAACATGATAGTTATAGACAATTTTTTCTAGATTCTAGTGAAAGAGGTCGTTTTATTATTATGGACAATGGATTATTTGAGGGAGTAACACATACTACTCAAGATTTATTAGAAAAAATAGATTTAATTCAACCTAATATATTCATTGTACCTGATGAGTGGAATAACCGCGATCTTACGGCTAAAAATGCAAAACATTGGACTCAATATAAAATGCCATTCAAAACAAAGTTAATGGTGGTATTGCAAGGAAAAACCGTAAGCGAAATACATCAATTATACCAACAATGTGTTGATTTAGGTTATACTCATTTTGCTTTTAACCATTCTTCTATTGTATATCAAGAATTGGGTGGATCTGAAAATACTTTAGCTAACCAATCTGTTGGTAGAGTATTACTAATACAATTTTTATTATCTCAAAATGTAATAAAAGATCACCATTACGTCCATTTACTTGGAGCATCAACACCTCAAGAATTTACTTATTATAGAGATGCTCAACCTAACCTAATCAATTCAGTTGACACTTCAAATCCAATTATTTGTGGTGCTTTAGGTAAAAGGTATACTGACATAGGTTTATTAGAAAAACCATCAAATAAAATTGAAGAGTTTATGGAAGCTAATTTAGAAGATAGATTAGAAGATATTAAATTTAATATAAATAAATTTAAAGAATTTTGTAACAAATGATAAAATATAGATTAGCACAATTTATAAACCCAATATTAGGAATATTTGGGTATGGGTTTCAAAGAATGGGCCAATTTGATTCTGAAACTTTTGAAATAGTTTACCACCCTTGGGAACTAAAAAAACTAAAAAAATAAAATGAAAAAATTACTATTAATACTATTATTACCTCTAGTTGGGTTTGGTCAACTAAGAGATAGTATCTACGTTAAGACAGACATCTACGAGGTAATGTATTCAGAAACTTTAGAACAACCCCTATGGGTAAAGTACCAAGTACTATGTACTGGAGCAGGAGCTTCTCGTAAAGGAATGGATTTTTATGTAGATAAAACAATCCATACCTCAGATGCAAAAGATTATGCATTCAACGTTTACGACAAAGGGCATTGTGCACCAGCAGCAGACTTTAACTGCAATAGAGAGATGTTATTCAAAACATTCTCATATTTAAACTGTACTCTTCAAAACGAAAGATTAAATAGAGTTCATTGGAGACTATTAGAGGATTACGAAAGACTATTAGCCTATACCGAAGGTCCGGTAAATGTCGAAATACGAATGATCTTTGATAAAAATCCCATCAGAGTGGCTGGAGGTGCAGCTATTCCTTCCTCTTTCTATAAAGTTATTAAAACAAAAAATAAAAAAGTTACATTTTTCTTTAAGAACGAACCTCCAACCAAACCAACATTTGCAGACTACCAGGTAAAATAATATTTATACCCGTATGAGTATAATTTTAAGATATATAAAACAATTTTTATACCCTCTATTAATCATAGGGGGTATTTTAACGTCTAACGCACAAACATTCACGTATTCAGGTACTATCTACGGTTCAAATGCAGTAGGGATATCAGGCATACCAGTTTATTTATATAGTAGAACAACACCTACTATGACAGGATTTACCTCTCAGCAAAATTATAACGGTCACTCATACTATAGATCAACAGGCTCAATGACCTGGACAGATGCAAGACAAGCTTGTATAAATATGGGTGGGCATTTAGTTACATCTACAACGTTAGCTGAAAATAATTTCTTATTTGGATTATGGCCCAATGGATGGATTGGATTAACTGATGAAGTAGTAGAAGGTCAATGGAGATGGGTAACTGGAGAACCTTTTTCTTGGGCAAACTGGAATGGAGGAGAACCTAACAATTCAAATAATGAAGATTATATTCAATTTGTTGGTGGAGGAAAATGGAATGACTTACCTAATACTTCCCTACCTTATGTATTAGAATTTGAATATATTGTAGACTATACAGTATGGGCTTTAGTAAGTACTTCAACAACAGATCCAACAGGGAAATATTTTTTTTCTACTCCAACCAATCCTTCAAAAGAGTATTATATAACATTTACTCCTCCCTCACCAACAACACCTATCTTTTCAGACGGAACTTTAAGTAATAATATTGTTATAGGAAATACCTCAACTAAAGCAGTAGATTATTTTAGATATGATGTAAATGGAGATAATAGATTTACAGTTTCAGATGTGTATAATATGATGAGTAGAAAATCAGGATTAATCTCTTCTTTTACACTAACACCCCTTAGTAGAATTTTTAACTCAACAGAGTGGTCAGCTATTAACTCTTCAACTCAAAATTTAAAATCAACTTATACAGGATCACAATCAATAACTATAAGCCCTCCAACATCTGGGGGAATAGGAAATTACTACATTACTCGGTTAGGAAACACTAACTAAGTAATATTTATTCAAGTACAAGTGCTCAAGCACCCGGTTTTATTAACCAAATAATTTAAAAACAAAATGAAGAAAATTCTTTTAATTTTAAGTATGTTTCTAGTAACAATCATGGGCTTTGCACAAACAGTTGCACCTGATAACACTAAACCATACTTAGTATTCGACGCTAGTTACAACCTAGCACCTGTAGCATCAGGAACAAACACACAAGTTGCAATCTATTACAGCAACTTAAACTCAACAGCTATTAAAGCCGTTCAATTTAGGTTCTGG